CCAAAAGGTCTGGAGTACCGCCTAAGTGGGTTTGTTTGTCATAGAGTTTATCTACGCCGTCTATAAAGTGCTTTTCAAGCGTACCTTTAGACTCGTAAGCATCTGCTAAAACAGATTCCCAGTGGTGTCCTACCTTGAAATTAACAAGGGCTCCAGGGTTTGGTGGTGTTGTGGATTGTATACCCATCAACTTCCAGTAATGAGAGCGCATACAGCCACCTAAACTAGATGATGAAATACTCTCATATTTCTTTTGAGGTTCGTTTACCACGAACTCTTTGAGCGTATCCCAGCTCAGGGTGGTTTTTTGATATTTCATTCTATCCTTTCGTTACACTATCTATGTTACGCTTGTGGAGCATAAGTGTCAAGCATTATTTATTGATTAAATTATTTTTTAACCCAAGTAAGTGCCGGCTGAGTGATTTTAGTATCATCCCAGTTAAAAGTTAGTATTCTGTCGTTCCAGTCCAGTTTGTTGTTGCGTGTTTTAAGTATCTTCACAAATACTTTATCTAATTGGAATTCATTCTCGGTATCTTTTCTGGAAACAATCATAGCTACATCTGCATCATAGCCGATTGCTCCGGTTCCCATAAACTCTTCTATTTCAATATCTACCCAGTTTCGTTTTGCTTTATTATCTGCCTTACGAAGACTGACTATAACTACGAATGGTATTTCATACTTTAAAGCTAAGCTTTTAAACTCTTTACTCATACGAGCTACTTCATCTACTTTCATTCCTCGACCTAAGTACTGCATGTAATCTAGTATTACCATATCTACATCACCTTTGGTTTTGGCTTTCTGAATGATTGGTTCAAGATCTTTGTAGTCTATTCGGTATTCGGCTTGGAATAAGATGTTTAAGTCATCTATCTTGCCACCATTGATATGTTTTAATCTAGCTCCTATTTCGGACTGTAACATTTCTAAGGTTATAAATAGTACACAGTGTTCTTTGGCTACATTACAAGCTATATTGGCGGCTAAAGCTGATTTACCGTTCGATGTTTCACCACCTATAAGGGTTATTTCGCCTCTTTTGAGTCCACCTATTTTAGTATCTAGTAGTGGGAATCCTGTTTTTAGTCCACTTGGTTTACCCCAGGTATCGTAAACTTTATCTATTTCTTCTTCTATTTCAATAATACTTATAAGTTCATCATTTCGTTTTACTTCTGTATTGGCGGAGCGCGTGGCTAATTCTTCTACAACATCTATAAAAGCTTCGTCATCTAGTTCTCGAAGTTTATTTTTTATCCAGTCGTTATTCATGGCTATCACCTATTTGGCTATTGCCTAAAGTACGGATATGATCTACCAGTTCTTTATATTCTTGAGCTATGTTTGCCTGCTCAAGGTACATTAGTTCGTGTGCAATATCTGATAAATCCGGAAAAGATTTAGTAACCTTATTGAATACAGTTATTGACTCTCGACTTACTTGAATATTATCCAAATAATCCTGCTTATTTTTAAGCGACTGCTTATTTTTACCCTCCATGTTGTAATCCTTTCTTACTACATCTATTATAGCATAACTTATTTAATATAAACATAGTTATCCTGCTATTAATCGCATTAATCTCATTTTTTTTATTTTATCTCTCGCCACCAACATGATTTTCGCTTCGCTCAATCTATTGTTGCTGTCTTCGAAATTTATTTTTTCAGGTTTAAATATACATATCTTAATAGGTATAGTTCCCCCCTGCTTTATTTCAAACAGTAAATCAATTTATTTGTTACTTCCTTATCAGAGGCTAAGATAGTGGGTCATAGATCCCAGGTCTTGCATTACATCTGCCACTAAATTGCTATCGCTATTCCATATCAAGGACGGTTACGGCATACGCCGAGCGTCTGGGTGCCATCGGGTTAAGTTATACCCCGAGCTTCTTATCTGATAAGGTTCAGCTTTATCGGTCTATTCAGAAGAACTTATTACTTTTATCCTTCTTACTCCGTACAGTTATAGGCTCACGCTTCTATAAAACAAAAAAAGCAACTTGACTTCACTCTTAGTTGCTCTTATACTTTTTGTATAAAGAGCGTCTAGTAGTGGTAGGCGCCTCTTTTGTTATTACTCACTTTACTTTGATTGAATTAGTTTTGTCAATGACTTATAATAGCGGTGTAGTAATTTCATATTCTTTTTACTACGTTAATGTTTATACATGACCCTCACCGTTTATAAAAAGGCTACTCTCCTTCGGTAGCCTTTTTCCGTATCTGTTATAATGTTGTTGCCCTTAGTTTAGACCTGCTTAAATCCTTTCGCAGTGCACTAGATAAGGGCTTTTTATTTTTGCTTGAATTGTGAGACTGTTCGGCGCTCCCGTTCGGTGGACCAAGCGTCCGTTGTTTTGCCAGCCAGCCCACCCCATATTTTTATTTTCGGTTTTTGTTCGTGTTCTTATGCTTAATCATTATGCCGGTTCTCCGCATTCACTGCATAATTCGCCAAGTTCGGTTACTCTAGCACCGCAGCAGTCGCTTAATCGGTCGGTGTATTCGATTTCGCCGGCGGTTACTCCTAAATCATTCAAGTCTTGTAAGCTTAACATGTCTAGTCCCTCCACTTCTTTATCATTAAATCTACGGCTTGCTTGGTAATTCCCAACGCCTCGCCTATTTCTCGCAATGTAAGCCCGCAAGCTCTCATTGTAAGCGCTATAACGGGTCGAACGTCCATTTTGTTTGTTTTTATTATCCACTGTATCTCCTCCTTATCGAACGCGTTTGGGTCGTGGTCTAGGTTGTAATACTCGTCGATTAATTTTTTGCTTTTATCTTCTACCATAATACCTCCTGTGGTTTATTATCTTCAATTATTTGTTGTAATTCTTCTATGCTCATCTGGTCGATATCTTCCAGTAAGTTATAAAATCTTTCCGGCTTAATCGTGCTTAAAGCTTGATTTTCTAGCTCGGTTCGGTCTTCGCTGATTAAGTCGGCCATTCTGTACCCTCCAAGCGCTGTTTTAAAGCCCTCTCGGCGTTGTTTAGCTTGTAAAGCTCGTCAATTAGCCCGTCTAGTGTATAAGCGCTTATTTTAGCTTCTACGTCGTCGTCATATTTTAAATAAGCCTCGAAGATTATTTTATTGTCTTCCAAGTTCCCTCCTATTCGTATATTTTATTCATTAAGTAAGTCTGCCCGTCGATTGTTATCCGGCTGTAAGTTTGCGCCAAATCTCGGCTCGCCTGTCGCCAGTCGATGCAATAATATGGCCATTCTACGGGGTTTATTCCCTTATGTTTGGCAATTGCTTGCGCGTGGCTCATAAACTGATTTATAGGTATAAGCACGGGGTCAATACTTGCCAAGTCTTCCGGCTCGAACTCCAGATAGTCTTGTATTTGTTTTTGCTGTCGCTTGCTTAGCTGACTATATGCTTTTTTCATCTTTTAGCCTGCTATTTCCTCAATTATGTCGTAACCTGTCATTTCTAAATACTCTGGTTCGTCATACTCTGCGTCCTTAAACTTATCTAAAGCTTCGTCTTTACTTTTTGCTTCAATTTCTACCTTATAAGCCTCCTCAAAATAAATTGTATATGTTTTCATATTTCACCACCGTCGCCTTCTGTTAATAGTTCTGCCATTTCCCATAGGGCATAGTAAATATTTGCTTGTTGTGTTTCTTGGTCGCAACCAGCATTTTTTTCTAGTATTTCACCAGCGTAATCCCATAAGCCTCCAGCGTGTTTCTCGTCATTGTCCCTTGTCAATTCGCCACTAATTATTTGTTCTAAAATATCCTTCATTTGTTCTCCTTTATTTCGCCAAGTATTTTAATTATTTTTGTCAATTCAATATTGCTAATATTCATTTTTTTTGTATTGCCATTATCACTAAATAATTTAATTTTAAAACATACACTATTTTTAGTACTATCTAATAAATTATTTATTTCATAATTTCTAAACTCTTTATTATTCATTTTTTACTCCTTTAATTCTTTAATTATTTTAGTTATTTGCTGTATTTGTGCCGGCGTAAGCTTGGCTGCAATTTGTAATTCGCCGTTTGCTATAAACTCGATCAGATATTTGTTTTCATTTTCTTTAGTCATTTGCCGGCCGGCGCTGATTATCTCGTCGGCGTATTCTTCAGTTATTCCGTAGTAATTCGCGAAGCGCTCAACAGTTAAAAAATTGTTAACATAGTCCAGATATAGCTCCGGATATTGTTGTAGTTCGTAAATCATTTTATATTTTCCCTTCCATAGTCCAGTTAAATAGTTTTAGCGCGGTCTGGCATTCTTCGCCGAAGATGTCGCCGTTATAATAGTTTTCGATATGGTCTGTCGCTTTAATATAAGCGTTCGTGTCTTCTGGGTTACGCTGTAAAGCGCTTTTATATATGTTCACAGCTTCGTTTACTATTCCCATTTGTTCGCGTGTTTTTGCTTCGTGCATCTCTAAAAATCCCTCACTATTACACCGCCGTCGAACTCAATTATTTCGGTGTTGTTTTCAAGCCATAACTTGATATTGTCATCGATTGCCAACTCTTCCCCTTCGATGTATTGCGTCTGATTGCCGTATCTATTCCAAGCGTCTTCGTAATCTGCGAACTCTGAATATTCGCAAGCCCACGCGATAGGGTCGAACTCGATGTCTTCGCCTAGTTCTTCGCTTAATTCTTCCATGTAAGCTTGTAAAGCGTTCGCGCCTTCGATTGTAAAATTGTTTTTATATCCGTCTGTTTTTTGTAATGCTTCCCATAAAGCATAATCATTAGTTATTGTATCTACTATTGCCATTTTTTTAATTCCTTCTGCCGGATATAAAGCCTCCGGCCGGCGTTTAATTAATTTAATAGTTTAAGTCTTCAAGCATGCGTTCGGCTTCGTCTTCTGGTAAACCTGCCTCCATAAGCGCGCTAATATAATATTCTTCTGTGTCAAACTCCATTATTTTGCCTCCTCTATATATTTAGATAATTCTTTAATATTCCAGCTCGGGTCGTTTGCTTCGCTTTCGCCGAAGTTATCAAGCACCCACTGATAGATTTTTTGTTCTGTTGTCATTTTTTATTCTCCAAAATAGCTTAATTGGTCTAACGCGTCGAAAACTTCGTCGTCATAACTTGCGCCGAACGGGTTTTCCGGCGTCATGGTACAGGTAAACTCCCATAATATAGCTAGTTCGCGAAGTTCGAACGCTTCCACCCATTCAGCGGTGTTCGCGCGGTCGTCGTAAAGCTTTTGCGCTTTATCCATGAGCGGTTGTAAATATCCTTTACTAACCGAACTTTTGATATAATTATCTGTTATAGTATTCATTTTTATCCTTTCGTTAATATTTATACTTTTAGCCTATTAGCTTTTAGCCTATTCAGTCGGCCGGCGAAGCCTTGCACACACAAATTACTTATTTTTCAAATATGATATAACTTTTTAAAACTCCCATAACTCGAACCGGTACTAGGTACAATTTTTTCTTTTTGCGTCTTGTAATGTCGATATGTCTTTTTTTAATAATGTTTTATCCTTTCGTTATGCTTATATTATAGCAAACATGTTATGCTCTTGTCAAGTACTTTTTGACAACTTTTTTATAATTTTAGCTATTTTTTTATGGTATAATATTATCAATAGATAAGGATATAAAACATATGAGCAAAAATCTGATCGCAAAATCACCGGCCGGCAAGGATAAAAACAAACCGCGTCGCCTTACTAAAAAACAAAAACTATTTATTCAGCATATTATAGATAACCCAAAAGCACCCTTAGCAGATAGCGCAGAATACGCCTACAACTTAAAGAATAGAGCAAACGCCAGAGCTTTAGCTAGCGAAAACTTAGCTAAACCTTACATAAGGAGTATTTTAGATAGTAAACTCGAGAAGATAGAGCAAACTATGCTAGATGTTGTCGAAGACTGGGGCCACCACGAAAAGCCTAGACAACGAGAGATAGCCCTCCAGAATGCGCAGTATATCCACGATAAGATAGCAGGTAAAGCAGTCCAGAAGATTGAAACGAAGTCCGAAGCTATTGTGATAAGTATTGACCTATCAACAGATAGTGAAGCAGATTAATCGATAGCAGAGCCGATAGCAGAGCCGGCGCAAAAAAATAACAGAGCAGTCTTTTTTTTACAGGTGTAAAGGTATACCCCCATGAGGCCGGCGCTTGATAGCTACTCCCTGCCTCTCTTATGTATGTGAAACGGAGTGGATGTTCCCACATCTGTAAAATATCACAGTAAAAACCTAATTACTCTTTACTAATTACTAATTAGGTATTAAAATGAGATAATTAAAGAAAGGATGACTATGCCACATGCTAATATTTGGATAAGAGAAGATGATTGGGAGCTTTGGACAGCAATAGAAAAAAAGTCTGAATTTATTTCAGAGGCTTTAAATCAAATCCCGGACAATAACAAAGTTAATCAAAATATTAAAACAATTGACAATGCCATTGATAAAGTTAAAAAAGTTGCAACTACTAATGAAATTAAACTCTGTAAACATCATTCCGCTTTAGGTCTATGTAAATATGGCTGTAAGTAATATATAATGCAATAAAACAAAAAGGATTTCAAATATACCCATAGGGTATTAAATAGCAATAATTAATTTATAAGGAGGGTGCCATGGCACTTACTGCAGAAGAACGAAAAAGACGTTCCGATAGAATGAAGGCTTATCATGCTGCTAAGAAAAAAGCAGTTGATTTCCAAGGAGAAGAAATTAAACAAGAAGAAACTATTCTAAGCAATGAGGATATCAACGCTTTAATTGCGAGAGTTAAAGAGCTAGAAGAGAGCTTCAAAAATGCTGAACTTAAAGTTGAACATAGTTTAGCCCCTAGAGAAACAATTAGAGAAACAATTAGAGAAAAAGAAACACCAGAAGTAGATAGAAGAGGTGCTTTAGTAGGTAGTTTCGAAAGATATATCTTAGACCCAGCTGAATACCCAGACCCCAGTGAAAGACTAGCTCATGAACCTAAACTGGCTAGATTCGCATTCCCAATTAACTACCGACTAGACTATAAGGTTGAAGTTACCTCATATCAGACCTTAGATGGAGTAAATACCCGAGAACCACGCTTTACATTAGATTTAGTTAAACTGATAACTGATGATGAAACTGGTGAACCAACTGGCGAAGGATTTTCACTTCGTAAACTAATCATGCACGAAGACCCTGAAGCTGCTCTATCTATCGCTGACCAAGAAGGTATCAAGATAGGTGATGACGAAAGTGCATTCTTAAATGAAATGCGTTATCTCAGAATGAGAGATTGGCTATTGGAAGTTTTTTATCCTAAACCATCCTCAACAAACAAGAAGAAAAAAGAAATGGTTGTTGGTAATCGAGTAGTTGAAGTATTTGAAATCAACTCACAAGATCCACAAGCAGTTCCTTTTGGTGAATTAAACGGCAAAATATAACCCATGGGCTATAAGCCTCATAAAAAACAGGTATCTGCTCATTTAGCGTTTCTTACTAAGGGGTATAAGCGTGGCGTTCTTTTAATGGGTCGTCAGTCAGGTAAGACATTCTTTGCTACTCAGCATTCATGGTTATCGGCAATTCTTAAACAGGGCAGATACTTTGTTGTTTTCAAGACTTATAAGCAAGCTCACGAAGTTGTGTGGCGACAATATGTTCCATTGATACCCAAAGAATTGATTTACAAGACCAACGAACAAGATTTATTAATTGAATTTAACTACATTAAAGGACCTGTTGTTTTACCGGATGGAACCAGAATAGAGGTTGAACACGACCAAACTAAACCCCGTTCTACTGTTCAGCTGTTAGGTTCCGACCAAAGTGACTCTCATCGTGGCTTTAAAGCTAATGGAATCATTTTTGATGAGTATGCTGACCAAGACCCCAATAATTGGGATGCTGTTTATAAGCACTTCTTTACCACCACTAATGGGTGGGCAATATTTATGGGTACGCCTCGAGGCTTTAACCATTTTTATGATTTAATCCAATATGCCAAAGAAGATAAGCGATGGTTTTATCAAGAAGCTACCTGGCGTGATTCACCGTATGTATCAAAAGAATTTATCGAAGAAGAACGCGAAGAAGCTGAAAAGCAAGGTAAATTAAGCACTTTCTTACAGGAAGTAGAATTGGAGTTTAGAGCAGTGCAAGGAGCAGTATTCCCACAATTTAATCGCAATGTTCATATCATCAAACCATCTGAAATACCTCAAGATTTAACTATTTATGTTGGAATTGACTTTGGATATCACACCACAGCTTGCTTATTTGTTGGAATAGATAAAGACCAAACCTGGTATGTGTTTGATGAAGTTTATGGTCGAGAAGAAATCTTAAAAGATATTATTCCTAGAATCAAAGATAAACTTGGTGATAACAGATTAGTCTTAATGGTAGGTGACTCCCAAGCTAAAGATGCTATTGAAACTATGTCCAAGGACTTTCCGATTGTTCCAGTAGTAAAAAGAGCTGACTCTATCATTCATGGTATCGACCTTATTAGGACTAAACTCAAACCACGCATTCAATTAGTAGGAGATCCTAAACCAACTATCTACTTCTCATCAGTCTGTAAAAACCTAATTAAAGAGATTGAAGCTTATAAATACCCAGAAGATAAAAAAGACCGCAACCCATCTGAATTACCAATGAAAGAAGACGACCACGGACCAGATGCTTTAAGATATTTAGTTCTACACCTTAAATACGGTATTGCTAAAGATAAAGACTTGCCTAAATCAACTATAATGAAAGAGATAAATCAATACGGGCTCTTATAGTGATACACTTAGAGTAAGTGGTACAATAACTTCATATTAAGGAAAAATTAAATGGATAAAAAATCAAAAGAAAAAAGTCAATACGAATGCGAATTTAAGAACGATTATATTAGTGATTGGGATATTCACCGAAGCTATATAACCGATTTCAATGCCTATGAAGCAATGCTTATAGGTCAAGTTTACGATAGTGTATCAAATTCAGTCGATGGTTCTAAAATAACAGATAGTTATGCAGCAACTCTTGCTAAAGAACGCGCAGATAGAGTAGTAGCTAGGCTTCCTGAAGGTGAAACTGTTCCAATTGGTAAAGCCGATATTGGTAAAGCAGCTTTTATGGATATCCTTCGACAAAAATGGATTTATCCTAATGCCAATGCTCAACACCCATTCTTAGAAAAAATTAATATGTGGCAGTTATACTCCAGTGTTTATGGGTATATGCCAATGTTTTACGACTGGAATGTTAGTTCTACTGGATATATCGGACCAGATTGCTGGTTGTGGAACCCTCGTAACCTAGTTCCTCAGCAAGGACGCAATTCAATCGAAGATATGGACTATGTAACTGCTCTTACTTGGGTAGGACGCAAATATCTTGAAGATATCCTAGATGATTTAGGCGAATTAAAAAATTATAAAGAAAATTCAACTAAAAATATGGATTCAGATGAATATTCTAACGAAAGTTCTAATGAAAATTCTAGCGAAAGTTCAGATGAAAACTCAGATGAATACTCAAATGGCGAAGAAACTAAAGCTAAAAAAGAAGAAGATCTACTAGAAACCTCTGGTTGGAATGTAGATGCAATAAAAGAATTGCTAGAACAGGATGCTCGACAGCAATTTGACTTTGAAAAAGACACTGAAGTAGCTAGATTGCGTACTCCACAGTCTACTAAGAAGGGAATTTGTTTGGCTACTCGTTATGAAGCTGGTGAAGATGGCGAATGGGTAACATTTGCTCCAGATAATGGCTTTATTGAAGTACGAAGACTTAAAAATCCACACAAAAATGGACGAATTCCTTTTGTAATTAAGTATTCTCAGCCATTATTTGACTCATTCTACGGATTGGGTGACTTCCAAAGGGCTAAACCATTGCAATATGCTCGTGATGGTCTAACAAACTTCTACTTTAAGGGTATTAAGATGAACTTAATTCCACCAATTGTAGTAAATAGTAACGGTGTTCTAAAACATAGCATCGATTATCGTGAAGGTGCAGTCATGCAGGAAACAATTCCTAACTCAATTAGAAGACTTGAAACTTCAACTGCAGGTTTAGCTACTTTCCAAGGAGCACAATCTAACCTTACCGGCTCATTACTATCATTATTTGGTTCTCAGAACGCTTCATTACCTGGTTCTGAAACTCTTAACCCATCTCAAGGTAAAACTCCTTCAGCAATCAACATGTATTCTGAAAAAGAAGCTACTCGTGATGGTTCAGATAGAAGACACTTGCAAAGTGCTCTCGAACAATTAATGGATGGATTCTTTAGCCTAATTGTAAATATTGGTACTGAATCAATTCCAGTAAGTTTATTTGCAGATGATATTGAAGACATTGTTAAAGCTGGTCTAGAAGATGTTCTAGGGCTATTTGACGGCACTTTCAAGCCTAATGAGAACCTTAACGCTGGTGACTTGAAGATTGACCCAACTAAGCTTAAAGGTGTTGAATATCGCTTTAATATGAAGGCAGATTCAACTATGCAAGTAAGTCAGCAAAACCAAAGAGAAGCACTTGAAAACTTCATTGGCGTAATTGGTAAATTCCAAAACTTATTCAAGGATGACCCAAGAATTAAAATTAATTGGCCTGCTATTTTAGAAGCTGAACAACAGTTATCTAACTTAGAAGGAGTTAAAGAGTTTATTACAGTTGAAAATGGACCAAGTCCACAAGAACAACAGATGCAAGCTGAAAATGAGCAACTACAGCAACAAATGATGCAAATGCAACAGGAACAACAGGCTGCTCAACAACCTCAAGGTCCAATAGTGGCTAAAACAGGTCAGATGTTTAATGACCCAGACTTAGCTCAAGTTGCAGATGCAGTTCAAAATCTTTAAACTGTAAATTAATTAAGAAAGGATAAATCATGGCACAAAACGGAATAGTAGGTGATAGTTTTGGAACTGACCTTCCAGTAACTCAAGTAGATAATAAATCTCTTTTAGAAGAGCAGAAGATGGCTCGGTTCTCTAAATCAACAGAGTTTAAACGCTTAAAAGAGCATCTAGAAGAAAGAATAACTTTTTATCAGTCATATCTGCCTAGTGGTGAAGCAATTACTCAACAAACAGATGTAACTAAACTAGGACAGAACTGGATTGTAGCTAATGCAATCATTGCAGAATTCCAAGCAGTATTAATGGCTTATGAGAATGCCAAAGAAGTTGTAAAGAATGCTCAATGATAATGAAAAAGAGATGTATGAAAGGTGGGGCGTAACTCCACCTACTCATGAACCTCATGGAACCGATAAAGAAATACGCCAAAACTTATCTAAGTTAGAACCAACTGATTGGCGTTTAGAAGGTAATAAATTAATTTACAAGACAGAAATGGGCGAAGTAGCTCAATTTATTCCTACTAACTACATCTTAGAAGGAACAGATAGTAAAGGATTACCAAAATTTAAAAAAGTGGTATGATATTTTTAGCGACGACCGAGCTATCCCCATAAGGGTAAACGTGGTCTGTAACAAATTAACGAGGCGACCGTTCGTTGGTATTTAACCAAAACGTGGTCTGTAAAATAAGAGAGGTAAATATGGATACAGAACAATTGCCCCAAGAGGGTCAAGAAGAAATAACTGAACAAGTTATCGAACCTACACAAGAAGAAATCGAACAACCTGAAGTTGAACAAGCTGAAACTTTTGATGAAGAAGTTGAAGAACCTGAAGTTGAAGTAGAAGAAGAGCCAGCTGAAGAAGCTGAGCAAACCGAAGAACGACAACCATCAAGACGAGAAAGTCTAAGGATTCAACAACTTATTCAAAGAATGAAAGACCAGCCTAAAACTGCTAATAATCAGGTTCCAGAAGCTTTAGATTACAGCCAAGCATTAGATGCTGATGAGGAAGTAATCAATAGATTAGAACAGGATCGTACCCAGTACGGTCAAAACCTACAAAACCAAGCTTTGGACCAATTAAAGTCAGTACAATTTCATACTAGGTTAGAAATAGATGCTCCTCGTGTGGAAAGTAAGTATCCGCAACTTGATAAGTCATCAACTGAATTTAATCCAGCAGTAGCTGATGCAGTTAATAACTGGTATTTAGCAACCGCCGGCTATGACTCCCAAACTGACACTGTAAAGAACTCAGACGTGAGATATGCAGATTTTGTCGAGGGAATTATGGAAATGGCTGATGAAATTGCTGGAGAAAAAAACAGTAGGACTGTCAAAAATGTTGCTAAACAAGCAGCAGTTACAGGACTGCGACCAGATGGTAGCAAGGCTAAGAAATTAAATCTTAACCAAAGTCCGGAAAATATGACGGATGAAGAGCTCAAAGCTTATATAGATAGAGCCTTCCCGAATTAAAAAATAAAACTAAAAAAGGAAAAGTATGCCAACCCCAACAACTAACTCAAATACTACTCGTTCTATAGCCCAGACTGCTCAATACATTCAGGAACTATGGACTCGAGAAGTTCAACAACCATTTGATAAACAACTTCAAATGGCTAAGCTAGTTCAGGACCGCTCAGGTCTTGCTCAAGCTGGTGGTGATACCGTAAATGTACCTTTCGCAATTGGTGTAGATTCACGCGCTAAAAGTGCTTCAACTGCAATCACTTACGATGTACCTAACGGTGCTCCTATCACTCTTAACATCGACAAACATTACTACAGTGCTGTCTTAATTGAAGACATCGCTAAGATTCAAAGCAACTACGACCTTAAATCAGTATTCCAACAGAGAATGAGCGAATCTCTTGCTCGTCAGGTTGATACCGATCTAATGGCTCTTTATGGCTCAGCTGGTACTTCTGTATCAGGTGGTGCAGCTGTAGATGATGCTGACATCCTAGCAGTAGTAACTGCTTTCGATAGTGCTAACACTCCAATGAGCGAACGCCGTGGTGTAGTTGGTCACAACACTAAAGCTGACCTTCTAGGTGTAAACAAGTATGTTGCTTACGACCAGACTGGTAAGACTGGTGTAGCAGTTAATGGCGCTGGTGAATCTCTAATTGGTTCACTTTACGGTATGGACATTTACCACAGTGGTAACGTTCCTACTTCAACTACTGGACGAAACCTATTCTTCCACAAGAGTGCTATTACTCTAATCCAGCAGCAAGCTCCTAAATTCGAAATGGAATACTCTGTAGACCAAATCGGTTGGAAAGTTGTACTTCACACTGTTTATGGTGTTGGTGTAGAACGCGCTGCTAGCGTAATTGAATTGACTCGAACAACCGCTCCTTAATCGGACTTTTGAACTAGTTAATACATAGATTAGCCCCTTCGGGGGCTTTTCTATTTGATGTTATAATTGAAGAGATATGAGAAAAGACGCTTAAAAGCGGTTCGAGTATCGCAATAAACTAAACAAAGGAAAAATAAAATGGCTTCAAGCTCACGAAATGAACTAGCTCTACGCGCTCGTGTTGTAGGACTAGACCCAACAACTATCCCAAATGATTCCAAACTAGAACAAAAAGTTCTTTGGTTGGAAAAGAAAGCAACTGCTGTAACTGGTACTGCTGCAAGCACTACTCTTACTAGTAATGCAACAAATGTATCTAATAACGATACTGTAACTATTGATACTATTACTTACACCTTTAAAACTACTCTTGGAACTGCTCCATACGAAGTTAAAATTGGTGCAAGTGCTGCTGCTTCACTAGATAACCTTAAAGCTGCTGTAGACGCTGCTGGTACTCCAGGAACTGATTACACCGCTTCAACTCCTATTCACCCAAGTGTAGATGCAACTACTAACACTGATACTACTCAGCTATTTGTAGCTCGCGACACCAATGCTGGTGGAACTTTTGCTTCAACTGAAACTGCTACTACTCTTTCATTCCCAGGAGCAACTTTTGCTTCAGGAACTGCTAGTGTAGCTGGCATTATTGCTGATGCTACTACCACAACTGGTGGTGGTGCTGGTGTTTCTGGCGATAAAAATACTTCACTATAAGGAGATAATATGGAAGAAAATACTCTAGTAATTGATAATGTTACTTACTATCTAGATAGAGATCCTAACGATATTCGATTCAAACAAACTCCTTCACTTCCATCATTAAATGATGATGTTGTTGTAGAAGAAGAAGTGGTAGAATAGTAATTGGCCTGTTCGACAATTGACCCCCTAACCGGGGTCTTTTGTTTTGTGGTAAAATAGATTTAGGAAAATTTAATATGAGAAAAGCAAAAAAATTAGACCATTTGCCAGATTTTAAAAAAGTTTTAGAAAGAAAACCTAAAGCTAGAATTAAAAGTTTTTCAGGCAAACACGATTATGTTGAAGTAATGTGGGACTTAAATGATAAAGCCATTGCTGACCAAATGTTTAAAATAAAAATTGGTAAAGAAGAAGCTATTATTAATAGAGAAGAACTTTATCACTATCTAAGAGCTGTGTAATGGATGGTAAGTATTCTAACTTAGACCCTAAGACTCAAAAGCTTTTAGAAGATGTTCAGAAACGCAATCCTTCTAATCTTCAACTTCAAGAATTAAAAAACGTATCAGATAAGATAGGTAAAGTTCTTGATGTATTACAATCTAAAGTAACTAAAGACGAACGCTCAACTGGAGATTTAGCTGAGTTATTATTTGAAATACGAGATGGCATAGATGCTCTTGGCAATGTAGAAACACCAGAAGCTCCAGAAATGCCTGATTATGCAAGTCCGGTAGTTGATGCAGTATCTAAACTAGAAAAGGCTCTAAGCGCTTCTATTAAAGGCATAGAGGTAAAACCAAAGGTAGATGTAGCTTCACCTACTGTTAAAGTAGATGCTCCTAAGATAGATATAAAAGGAATTGAAAAAGTTCTTAAAACAGATATTCCTAAAGCATTCGAAAAAGCTATTAAATTAATGCCGGAAGATGCTCCTCAAGATTACACACCATTAATTGAAAAGTTTGATGAAATGGCAGTATTACTTGAAAGCATTGATACTGCTAGTCGAATGAAGCCATTAATGCCTAATACCTTAAAAGTAACTAATCCTGATGGATCTTTAATTGGTGGCGGTGGTTCATCTACTGGTCCTGTAGATTTAGTAGCTCAAGATTTATTTGGTAGTGCTGTTAGTGGTTCAAGGTATAACCAAGTAGAAATAGACTTTAGTACAACCGACCCAGATGCTGTTAGTGGTTTAACTGTTACTAAGACAGTAGGTGGTAATGCAAGTAATTCTAGTGGGCAAGCCTTATTCACTACAGGAACAAACACTAATAGTGGTATTAAGGCAGTTACTGATACTTCAGTTACTTACAGACCACACGCTGAAACATTTGTTGCTTTTACAGCTATTTTTACAGCAGGTATTGCAAGTTCTTATCAGAGAATTGGATTATACGATGATAACAATGGTTTCTTTATAGGCTCT